CGCACGCACGCTCTTTAACACGGCTCGCACGCACGCTCTTTAACACGGCTCGCACGCACGCTCTTTAACACGGCTCGCACGCACGCTCTTTAACACGGCTGGTGCGATGGTATGAAGAATTCTTCTTCTTTTCTACAGACACATCGTCATGCGATCATCATCTTGTGAGTTGGACAGACAGAACATCATGCTATCATCCTTAACCTCCCCAAACGAAGAGTTTGATAAGTCGAAAGTGGCGAGAAACAAATTTACCCCTCCCAAACGAAGATTTTGGAAGGCCTGACCAACCTTTCAGAATGCGTTTCCCAGGGAAGCACATCGTCCACACCTTCAAGTCTGCTTCGAGTGAGCCTTCGACCAATCTAAATGATTTAAATTCCGGCGGTCGCATCAAACCGTTACGATTGTTGGTAATAATGCAATGCATCATATGCTACGAGTCCGTCTTCCCGTATGTCGCGTCTGGGTGCGCCTGTCGTGCGGATAATGGCGTTGTGCACCTGGAGTGTCTCGTCCGAAACGCCATTTTTCAACATCCACACCGAGGTCATTGTGTGTGGTCGACGTGCCAAACGTGCAACCAGGAGTTTACTAGAGCCATGCGCATCGGACTCGCGGTCGCGTGGTTACAACGCGTGGATGACGCCCAAAATGCGCACCGAACGGATGCTTACTGCGATTGCGACGTGGAAGATGGAAGCGAGTCGATGGCCGCTCGCCAAAACATGGCGGAGGCACTGCTAAGCGAAGGTGCTTACGCACAGGCCGAGCCGATTCTGCACGCCCTACACGAGCAACTCGCCGATGCATGCGGCGCTGAGCATGTACGAACGTTGGATGCTCGCTTAAAATGGGCGTACACGCTCGCCGGTCAGGGGCGACTGGTCGTTGCGGAGCACAACATCCGAGAAGTGCTGAACCTATTGCTTGCGAACGAGTGGACACACGAACTGGAATTCGTGAACTCCACGATGGCTAATTTGGCGATTTGTGTCCGATTGCAAGGACGATATCTCGAGTCCGAGTCGATAGAGCGCGATGTGCTAGCGCTAAATCGTCGTGTATTCGGAATTACTCACCCATGCACATTGAAGACGCATATCAACCTTGCACACTCGCTGTATGGACAGTTTCGATACAGCGAGGCGATGGCACTCCTGAACGCGGCCCTTCGGACCGTTCGGCAGGTTTTCGGTGTAAGTCACCCTCTGACGGTCGTGACTGCACGTACGCAATCGTCTTGGCGTGCTGTAATCCATCGTTCGAACCACAATCGGCGTGTGATTCGAAATAACCATCGATTTATTCGGCGACGCCGCGCATTTGAAGCGGCAATCGTGTCACATGGGCTGACTGCATCCACCCCACAATGGAACAAAACCGGTCGATACTAGCGCCACGTCGGTCCGACTCGGTCGGCCAGAGTTGTTTTTACACTCGCCAAAACGAGGATTTTGGAGGGCCGATTCCCGGCCGAACCAAATCCTTGAAATGTGCTTTGAAAATGCTCACGAATGCGCACATTATTGCGACGAGCAAAACGTAGATAAGAACACTCGATGACAACAAAAGAAATGCTTTGGGCGTTTCGATGGCGAATCGATGCACCCAAATCGAAATCAATTTGGGCCATGATCGGTATGGCGAACAAAAAATTGCGCAATTTCGCACCCACGACTTAACGAAGGAAAGTGCATACGTGATTACTCAACAATCAGGCCAATTGAATACTTTTGTTTTAAATCATTTCAGTGTATATTGGAAAGTAGCCTGATTGTTGAGTACTCACGTATGCACTTTCCTTCGTTAAGTCGTGGGTGCGAAATTGCGCAATTTTTGTTCGCTACATGGGCCATGGTCCATTGAAAAGTGCTTCCTTCGAAAATCCGCATTTCATCTTTTGTTCCTCCTTCCAAAATCTTCGTTTGGGGAGCATAAAACGACCAAATAGAGTACTCACGAGCTTGAAAAGTGCTTCCCGTGATTCCAGGGCCGGGAACCGCATTCTGAAACGTTGGTTTGACCTTCCAACATAATCTTCGTTTTGGAGGGTAAACTGATTGCATGCGTTTTCGTCGTCACACCGAATCATTGCTTTTTTTGTCATCCTACGATTTTCATGCCACATTCGCCCGAGGCGTGAAAGCGCGACTTTTGATTTCCGCTCGCCAGTGAGTCGCCACTGAGTCACCAGACTCGCTACATTGATGTCAAAGACTCTTATGCGATAAAGAGACAGTGCGTCTAACAAGCGGATGCGCAAGTCGGTCGTCACGTTCAGCCAAGCGGCAGTCCAGCAACTGGCGAATCTGGCAAGCCAACATCGCACACCACATCTGCGATTGTACGTCAAGGGCGGTGGATGCAACGGGCTACAATACGACATCGAGCCGGTGAGCATCGAAGACGCGCCCTCGACGCAACTGGATACAACGGTGGCGGTCGAAGGGAACCTATCCGTGCACGTGTGTCACAAGAGCCTGCTTTTTCTGATCGGAACGCACGTAGACTGGAAGACCGATGCGATGGGTCAGGGATTTCAGTTTCAGAACCCGAACGCCAAACACCAGTGTGGGTGTGGCTCGACCTTTTCCGTGTAGATGACCGCGTCGATCGAGCGCGTCGGTGGTGAAAAGCCATCTAAAAAGATGGCAAGGTAAAAGGATGTCGATGTCGCAAGCACCGTCGTGGTTCGAGTGGCTATTTCGACCGGAAGCGACCGACGCCCGTCGCACCGGTCTGGGCGACGCTGCATCCATGGTTCGGAAAACTCGGCGACTTCAACGACGGATGCGAACGTTAACCGCCGATAACGAAGCACTCGCGCTGCAAATCGCACAAAAGACCGCGAGCAACACCCACCTCGCCGCTACCAACGAGCGGCTGACCGCGCAGATCGCGGACGCCAACGCCACCCTCGTCGCAACCAACGCCCGCCTCGATACTGCCAACGTGCAGAGCGACGCGCGCCTCCAAGAAGTCGCCGCCGAAAAAGTCCTACTCGAGGCGACCAACACCCACCTCGTCACTACCAACGAGCGGCTGACCGCCCAGCTCTCGGACGCCAACGCCGACCTCGTCGCAACCAACGCCCGCCTCGATACTGCCAACGTGCAGAGCGACGCGCGCCTCCAAGAAGTCGTCGCCCAAAACGTCCTACTCGAGGCGACCAACGCCCGCCTCGTCGCAACCAACGCCCGCCTCGATACTGCCAACGCGCAGAGCGACGCGCGCCTCCAAGAAGTCTTCGCCCAAAACGCCCGCCTCGAGGCGCGATGGTCGGACGTCTCCGCGACCAACGACACACTGTCGACCTCCATTGGGTCGCTCACGGACACGCTCTCTTTATGGGCGCGGAATCTGTCCGACGAAGACATCCATCATCTGGATCCACTCGAAGGCGAAGATGTGCAGTATTTGATAGACGACGTGTCTAAATACAAGACGCTCGCGGTTTCGTACCAGCGAGTTGTGGCGGTGCACGACAAGGATGTGCACACGTTCTCGGACGCCAAGTACACGTATATTATCATTCCCTATCTACATCAAAACATCCGCCAAATCCTGAGCATTTCGTGCGACAGCACCAACATCCAACTGTGCTACCATCTGAGCCCACACCTGGCCTCGGTTCAAATCATCGACCATCCGACCGATGGGACACAAGTGATTTTGATGAACGGTCGAAACCTTTTTACTACGGGGGGAAACTGGAAACTGCAAGTGAGCAGTAGTTCGCGTCAGTTGTCCACCCTGCTCTCCATCACCTGGCTTGAGGCAAGCGACGCGTCGTCTCTCGGCCTTGAAGCGTCTACGGCGGTGGTGCTCGAGAATCCTTCGTCAGGAACGAAGTTGGCGGTCCGCATGGCGGCGTCGATGCTGGACAGAAGCGACTCGTACGTGTTCCAGCTCGTCCATGGCGTCGATTCGACACTGTCTTCCAATCAGACGTCCGTCGCTTTTGTGTCGAGCATGCCGACTGTCAGCGACTAGTGTGGGCGCTGGCCCTCTGGTCGCGTCCATGTGGGAAAAAACATTTCCGAGACTTACCCACGCCGGATTGGGCAAGCCCGTCAACGACGATAACATACTGCTCAGTATACATGACGCGTAGTCAAGTCCCTGCCCAATCCGGCGTGGGTAAGTCTCGGAAATGTTTTTTCCCACATGGGGTCGCGTGCACCCGTCCAGTGCAGTGTCATCGACCCGCCACGAATGCATGTATGGATTTGTTCCCACATTGCACCGGATTTCATCTTTTGTTCTTCATTCCCCGATCTTCGTTTGGGAGGGGTAATTTTCGTTCAACTTTTCAACGTTTGGTATTTCATCTTGTGTTCATCCTTCCAAAATCTTCGTTTGGGAGCATCCACAATAACATCCGTCGTATCACATTAATTTCTCGATTTAAAAAGTCTAGATAAATGGCACCAATGGACTACATTACATGTCTGTTAAATCACAATCTTTGTAAGAATCCTAGCTTTCTTCAAAGCAATGTAACTTGCACCGACGTGTGCAAGTTGAGTGACGTTCAAGCCGCAGAGGCCTTGGCCGCAGAGAGCAAAAAACCCTACTGCCCTGTGGATGAAAAATATTGCAACGAAATTATAAATGGGGTCCTAAGTAAACAATTCCCGGACAAAAGATATCAGCTGCTTTCATCTTCAACGGTAGACAGAGTATGCATGATAAAGGACACAACCGGAGAGAGCTATCAACTCAAGATAGGAAATGATTGTCAGGCGACGTTATTACCTTTGAACCCTAATCCTGCACCTACATCGTGCATCGTGAGTGATGAATTTTGCAAACAACTTAGTTCCCAAGAACCTTTGTCCGGATATCGGTATGACAGCTTTTCTTCTTCGAGCAATCTATGCATCTACAGGTCAAATACAAACCAACAGCCTTATAAAGTCACGGTACCACAAGATTGCCAAAATATAAAGTTCCACAATGATAAACCCTATTTCGGGTGACGTTGCACTGAAGGTCATTGTGGCGAACAAAAAAAAAAGTCGCACTTTCAGCCCTCGGTCGAAATTGGTATCAAACACATAGATAAGAACAATCGATAATAACAAAGCAATAGGAATTTTCATGCATCCAAATGACCATAATTGTCCGTTTCATGGCCTTTTCATGAACTTTACCCCTCCCAAACGAAGATTTTGGAAGGCCGGACAAACATTTCAGAGCACGTTTTCGAATCACTTTTCAAGGGTGTGAGTCCCCGATTCTGGCTAGAAAACGTTGAAAAGTGCTTCGAAAACGTGCTCTGAAATGTTGGTCCGGCCTTCCAAAATCTTCGTTTGGGGAGCATAAACTTTTCTACCCAAATCATTGCTTGTTGTGCTTATCGATTGTTCTTATCTACGTTTCTCATACCCATTTCGACCGAGGGCTGAAAGTGCGACTTTTTTTTGTTCGCCACAATGCTGAAGGTCCAAAGTGAATGAATGTCGCATGCCTATTTGCTAGGTAGTCGGTCGGGGGGGGGCAAGCCGGGGCAACAGCCGTGTTCGCTGATGCCATCAAAACGTAGGACAATGAGTAATCAACGTGAGTACTTGTTTGGGAGACATTCGTTTGAAAAGTCGTTTGAAAAGCCATGTGGCGACCAAAAAATTGCGCGATTTCGCGACCACCTAAGGGAGTATAGGTTGGGTACTCACATTGGGCCAACAATGCACCAAATATTTTAAATCATTTCTCATTTGGCTGTAAACAGGAACCGATTTAAAATATTTGGTGCATTGTTGGCCCAATGTGAGTACCCAACCTATACTCCCTTAGGTGGTCGCGAAATCGCGCAATTTTTTGGTCGCCACATGGCATCCTAGACCGACCCAGAGTCCTGGACGACTGCCGACGGGAACCATCATCCCGATGAATGAATGAGAAAATCCAACTAAGCGCCTCAATGAACGATTTTGGGTAGGATTATTGCACGATGATTAGGCCGTGAATGTACGACTTTCAAGCCACATGGTGCGATTTTCTTACCCAAAATCCTTCATTACGACCGTATTCCGATAGAGCCATCATGCTTGGCGTTCGCTCGTTTGTTTTCCGAGGCGTGAAATATGATTCGTTTGTTCACAATGGCCGATAACCACAAAGGCACTTATCTGCGTCGGAAGTGCATGAAACGGTAATGATTGATGAAAGCCTGGCCCCAAAACGACCGTATCTTCGCTGTGTGACTCCGAGTAGCAGTGAGTTGAACACTGGACAGACCAATCGACTCAGCAGCGAGAACCGAGGCACAGTTGAATCGTTTAATTAGGTTCCTACCTCAGAGTCGCATGCACGATCTTTCACACGGCTGGCATGCACGCTCTTTCACACGGCTCGCATGCACGCTCTTTAACACGACTCGCATGCACGCTCTTTACCACAGTGGACCCATCATGACAACATCACAGTGTGAGTTCGACAGTAACTTCGACTGACACATCGACATACTATCATCATCTTGTGAGTTGGACAGACACATCAGCATGCTATCTTCATCCTGTGACTCTGAAGTTGAGTTCAACATGCACATCACCATTGAAGCAGGGACTTAATGCACGCTCTTTAGCACGGCTTGCATGCACTCTCTTTGACACGGCTTGCATGCACTCTCTTTAGCACGGTGCACCCATCATAACAGCATTACAGTGTGAGTTCGACTGACACATCGACATGATTCGACATGCTATCATCTTGTTACTACGAACTTGAGTCTGAAGTTGAGTTAGACATGCACATCACAATTGAAGCACGGTTGGCATGCAAGTTCTTTTAACACAGTGGACCCATCATGACAGCATCACAGTGTGAGTTCGACTGACCGAATTTACCCCTCCCAAACGAAGATTTGGGAAGGCCGAACAAACATTTCATAACGCATTTTCGAAGCACTTTTCAAGGGTGTGAGTACAGGATTTGGGCTACAAAACGTTGAAAAGTGCTTCGAAAACGCGTTCTGAAATGTTTGTTCGACCTTCCCAAATCTTCGTTTGGCATGCACGCTCTTTAACACGTCTCGCATGCACGCTCTTTAACACGGCTGGCATGCACGCGCTTTTTACACGTCTCGCATGCACGCTCTTTAACACGTCTCGCATGCACGCTCTTTAACACGGCTGGCATGCACGCTCTTTAACACGGCTGGCATGCACGCTCTTTAACACGGCTGGCATGCACGCGCTTTTTACACGGCTGGCATGCACGCGCTTTTAACACGGTGGACCCATCATGACAGCATCACAGTGTGAGTTCGACTGGCACATTGACATGCTATCTTCATCTTGTGACTCTGAAGTTGAGTTCGACATGCACATCACCATTGAAGAAGGGCCGGAATGCACGCTCAACAACACCGTTGGCATGCACGCTCAACAACACTGCTTGCATGCACGCTCTTTGACACGGCGGACCCATCATGACAGCATCACAGTGTGAGTTAGACTGACAGAACGACATGCTATCAACATCTTGTGAGTTGGACAGACACATCAGCAGGCTTTCTTTATCTTGTGACTCTGAAGTTGAGTTCGAAATCAGCATTGAACTTGAAGCACGGCTGGCATGCACGCTCTTTCACACGGCTGGCATGCACGCTCTTTCACACGGCTGGTATGCACGCTCTTTTAACACTGTGGACCCATCATGGTAGCATCACAGTGTGAGTTGGACAGACACATCACTGTGACATCAGCATGCTATCTTCATCTTGATTTTGAAAAGCCGAACATTTCGGACCGTGTTTTCAAAACACGTTTTCAATGGTCAGTCGCCAAAATGAAGTACTAATTTTATGCTCCCCAAACGAAGATTTTGGAAGGATTGACAACAAATGAAATGCGGATTTTCGAAACGCTTTTCTATGGTTAGTGGCCCAAATGAAGTACTCTTACCCTTGAAAAGTGCTTCGAAAATCTGCATTTCATATGTTGTTACTCCTTCCAAAATCTTCGTTTGGGAGGGATAAATTTACTGCTAAAGCGAAAAGTGCTTTGAAAACACGGTCCGAAATGTTCGGCTTTTCATAACGAAGAAAGCATGCTTCCTAGCATGCATGACGCGTCGTTAGATGCATGCGCGCCCGTTGGAATGGTCACTGCAAGTCGAACGCGTGCTCGTCGAACAGTTGGTCGACGTTTTCCAAGGCGATCACATGGTTCACCGTCTCTTCCTGGTCTTCCGATTCGGGCCGGATGATCTCGAGCGTCTGCGCCGTTTGCGCGGCCAGCAGCTTGTCCGTGAGATAGCGCCGGAACGATGCCTCGTCCATGTTCGGATGCTTCGCCAGCACGGGTCGGATGTACTTAAGGTCCTTCCAATCCTCGTTGTAGCGAAACCCGCGGGCCATGCCACAGTCAATCCGGAAGACTCGTCCGAGCCGCTCCGTCGTTTGCCCGCGGCAGTCGCTCGCCGGACACGCCTCGGCGTTGTGCATATACCGACCTTCGACCGGGACGCACGCAAACGTCACGCCCGGGATGGGCGGGCAACGGTCGCCAAGCGGTGCCTTTCCGCTCCGCTCGACCCAACTCTGGTCGTACCAACACCGGGACGCGGGCAACGACAGTTTTTTGACGTGGCCGGATAGGTCATCGGTCGGATAGAGGCCGGTGACATCGTTGGTCATGACGTAGGTGGTTTTTTTCGGCGTTTGGAACAAGCCGTCTTCGTAGTTCGTGCAATGCCCGACGCAAATCCGCATGTCGGGTCGGCTGTACAATTCCGACAGCAACTGCAAGAGCGTGTCGCAGACGTCGCCGTCGGACGTTTCTGGGCTCGATTGCGTCCGCGTCCATGTGATATCCTCCGATCCGTCGTCGGTGCTGAAGGGATGGCTCTTGCTAATCATCTCCTGCATGTAGAATGCATTGACTTTCTCTAATATGGCGTCCCCAAACTGGTCGGAGGCGCTTCCAGCCGCCATGTTCGTCCGGTCCTCCTCCGTGAGGATGAAGCGGGTGAGCCACGAACGGTTGATGCCACCGTGCATGAAGATCCAGTTGTTGATCCGGACGATGACGCGCCCACCTCCGTTGCACATGGTCATTAGTCTCCAGTACACTCCGTCCGGTGGCGACCATAGCAGCTGAGTGCGTCCCGCCCGCCGTACGTCTTGCGCTTTGGCGAGCGCAGTTCGATATTGATTGGTGTAGATGTTTTTAATGAGCCACGTCTCGTGATTGCCCCACAGAGTGATGATATCGGCACCTTGATTGTACAAGGTCGCGAGTAGCATGTAAATTTTCCACTCGCTGTACTCCACCTCGTCGAGCTCCGCGCCCGTCACGCATCGGGCTTCTGACCGCAGGGCGTCGACCAGGTCCCCCAAAAACACGAGCGTTGCATCGTACGCAACCCACGTCCAGCCCTTCCCACCCGACGTCTCGTCGTCATACACGGCGAGACGGTTCATGATGAGTATCCGCTTCAGAAGGTTGTAATCGCCGTGGATGTCCCCGCATGCGACGACTCGATTCGTCGTCGAAAAGCCCGATTTGGCACTCGTCTGTTGCGTGGCCATTCGTGTGTGGCACTGCTGAATGGTGCGGTCCTCGCACTGGTTGAGGGCGTTCTCTCGCTGGTTCCACTCGTTTTGTAGACAATCGGCCCACTCGGGCGGGTCGGGCGGTGAAGCCGACGTGAAAGGCCAGTAGGGATGTTGGACACCGCTGACCTCGTCGTCGGCACCGCCTACGTTCGTCCGCATCGGCGACCTTTGCCTCCGTGGCGACCGCGAGCGACGGACGCTTTGACCACGTCTATGTGTAGAAGACGGCCGAGTGGGCGCCCGAGTCCGTGGGCTGATTTTTTTCGTCCCCTTGGGGGACGAAGAACGACGCATTTATTGTTCTTTTTATTTCCTTTTCATGCTACCAACAAACGGCTTTTCAGTTGCTAGTCTCCCACATCGAACAATTCACGCTACTGTTGCGACGTCCCTTCTCGCGATTGAAGAGAATCTCGACTGTATCAACAACGAATCGTCATGCTATAATCATCGTGTGACTTTGAAAGAAACATCTTCATGCTATCATGTTGTGAGTTCGACAGTGAATCGACAGACACATCGTCATGCTACACATCGTGTGACTCGCCGGGTGTCAGTGCTACAGCATCGTGTGAGTTCGACAAAACACAACGCCGTGCTATATCAATGATACCATGTGAGTTCGACTGAAGCGTCATCATGCTATCATCATCTTATGTCGAGAGACGCGTCCGCATGATGTCATCGTGATAACTCGATATGCACATCTTCATGCTATCATGTTGACGCGTCATGCTATCATCATCTTTTTATCATCATCCTGTTGTCATCATCCTGTCATCATTGTAGTGTCGACAGTGACTCGACAAGACACATCTTCATGTTATCACAATGAGATGTGGACTAACGCACGTCCTTTCAACACGGCCTGCTCGCGCGCCCCTTTAACATGATTCGCACCGATTCGTACGCAAGCCCCTTTAACATGACTCGCACGCACGCCGCTTTAACATGATTCGCACCGACTCGCACGCAAGCCCCTTTAACATGACTCGCACCGGGGCCGGGAGTCGCACGCGCGCCCATTTAACACAACTGATGCGATGTCCAATGACGCACAATCATCATGCTATCATCATCTTGTTATGTCGACAGACACAACTTCATGTTATCACAATGAGATGTAGACTAACGCGCGCCCTTTCACACGACTCGCACTCACGCCCCTTTCACACGACTCGCACGCACGCCCATTTGACACAGCTGATGCGATTCCTTGGGGAGCATACAACTGCTCTTGTTGTCATCATCCGACTATCATCGACTCATCGTCGTCTATTAAATTTAAGACAGCTGATGCAATGTCCTCTAAGGACACACAATCATCATGCCATCATCATATTGTTATTTTTACAGACTCGTTCATTCAGACCCATAGAAACGCACGTCCTTTCAACACGGCTCTCAAGCAAGCCCATTTAACAAGACTCGCACGCACGCATCTTTAACACGACTCTAACACGACTCTAACACGACTCGCACGCACCCGCTTTAACACCGTCACTAATAACACGACTCGCACGCACGCACGCCCCTTTAACACGACTCGCACCGGGGACGAGAGTCGCACGCACGCCCCTTTAACTGATGCTATGTCCTCTAATGACACACAATAATCATGCTATCATCATCCTGTTGTTTCTACAGACTCATAGAAACGCACGTCCTTTCAAGTTTCAACACGGCTCGCGATAAAGCCCATTTAACACGGCTAGCAAGCGCGCCCCTTTAACACGACTCGCACGCACGCCCCTTTAACACGACTCGCACGCACGCCCCT